AGGTAAAGGAACCCTCACGACGCCATCGGTATACTCATCTCTTCTTCTACGACCTGTTTGTTCTACACCAAACGACTGTTTAGCTGTTTGATAAGATTGTTCATATAGTTGTATCATATCTGGCGGACCTTTCAAGTATTTATATGTCTCCGCTAGACATCCGTATAATAACATATCCTCAGCAAATGTAGATACATAACTAGTTGCTGAAGTCGTACTTGTGATCGTTGCTGGTTGTACATAATAAGCAATCGTCACATTAAAATTATCTTCTGGAGTAGGTGCTACTACCCAAGTATCATTATCCCAATTTGCGTAATACTTTGGTGTTCCATAAGTTGTTGATGGAGTAGGATCATACTCAGCCATAAAACTAGTATCTTTTTGTTCTAAAAAAGTTTGTTCATTACTAGAATCTGTTATTTGAACATATCTAATATTTCTTAAATTAGTTGGTGTAGATACATATCTATTTCCAGAAGTCATTGCAGCTGTAGCATATGCTCTAAATGCATCAATTTGTAATTCTCTATAAATTCTATTTTCAGTATTTTTAGTTATTTGATCTAGTGTAGAATCAGTTAGACCATTACTATCAACTTCAGTATAGTTTCTTATCTGTGTTTGTAGTTCTCCGTAATTCATATTATGGTGTTAAGGTTACCGGACCTGCCGATATTTCACCGCCTCCTATTCTAGCTGCTTGAGTTGCTGTAGTTGCAGCTTCCCAAGTATAATTATCTGTTCCAGTTACAGTTATTGTATGACCGTTTGAATCATTTATATCATTAGCTTGAATTCCATACAACCCCGTTCCATTTCTAAATACAACAATATCTCCTGTTGATCTTCCGTGATTATCTTCATAAACAGATACTGTAGAAGATCCTGAAGTTAAAATTAATGGGTTTAAATCTAAAACTCTAGCAACTGCTGGTTCTGTTCTTGCAGGTCTAGCGTTTCTTAATCCTTGTGGATCAGCTCCGTGTGGCTTTGGTTCTAATTGTGGATGTTTTCTTTCGTATTCAGAATAATGAACAAAAGAATTATTCCATTCTTTAACCATTTCTCTATAAGGAAACTGTTGTCCTGATCGATCAGAAATAGCTAATGCTCTTTTACCTTTAGCAAATCCAGACATTATACTCCATCTCCAAAAAACGTTTGTGGTGAAATATATAAAGATGTTCTTTGTCCATCTTCATCTAATGCTCTTTTTAATTCATCTTCGTATAACAATCTTAATCCTTCTGTTCTTTCAGGAGAATGTTTAATTGATAAATAATATGCAAGGCCTGATACCATACAAGGTATAAATCTATAAGCTACATCTGCTGTGTTTGTATATGCACCAGCATCTTCTATTCTTGCAAGATAATAAAACTTTAATTGATAATTAGATCCAGAAAAACTTGATCCCGGTGTAATATATAAAAACACACTTGGACTTACAGTTCTTTGTACATAATATTGTGAGGGTGTTCCTTGTGCTAGTTTATTAGGTAGTGCTGCATAAGTTGATCTATCTATTTTAGTTAATGTTGTATCAACCGGTGCAGTCGCATCTGTATTATTTCTAATATATGCTTCTAATACATCGTTTAAATCATTTGGAAAATTAGCATTATCATTTGCAAAATTATATTCTGCTTGACCTAAAACTAATGGAATTGTTGCTAATTTAACTTTCCATAGATGTACACCTCTATTTCCCCATTCAGAAAATAAAATATTTAAAGATCGTCTAGCACTTCTTAAGTGATAACCTGTTCTTGTTCCACCTACGCCAGCTCTCTCTAAAGCTTCTTCTATAATGTCATCGATATTTAAATCGAATGATGTTGTTCCAGAGGTAGCCATTTAGCCTCCTATTTATCTATATACAGAATTAATGTTGCATTAGCTACTGAAGTTGCTCCAACACCATCTGTGTATAAAACCCCATCTTCAGGTAAGTTTAAAGTTTCTGTTTGTCCCGGTGGTACTCTGACTGGAATGTAAACTCCTGTTGTAGTTGTCGAACTAACATTAGTTGCATTTGCTAAAAGATTTATATCTGCAGTTCCAGCTGATCCTCCAGTTGTAGTATTAGATTGTAAAGCATAAGCTCTTAATCTAGTTCTACCAGTAAACGCAACACCGTTTGTAGTTAATACTATCGGTTTTACATCTGATTTCATACTCATAAATTTTATCTCCTTAATTAGGAGCACCCGAAGGTGCTCCATTAATTATTTATTACGCTGCAAATGCAAACGCACCAGTAACAGCTGCTGCTGCACCAGTGAATTCAGTTGCAATGTGCCATACACCATCTTCATAACACATAAAAGCAATTTTGCCACCAGTTGTTAAAAGATTAGTTGCTGCGTCAGCTGGAGTGAAAACTAATTGTGTTTCACCTGCTGCTGAAGTATCAAAAGTTACTTCATTTGCTGCTCTTGATTCAATTAAAGAACCAGTTGCCCAAACGTCAGTACCTGCTGCATTAAAAGTTAAAGTATTAGTTCCGCCAGCTGTATCTTTAGCTTGAACGTAAACTGCAATTGCACCTCTAGTTGCTGCTGGTAGTGCTACAGCACACGCTGCTGCACCTGTGTAATCTACAACTGCAATAATTCCATCAGCGATAGAAATACTTGCACCTGTTGCTGTATCAGCTAAAACCAAACCTGTTAGGTCAGGCATACCTGAACTCATTCTTGTTGTGATAGCACCAGTTGTTGCATTTTTAGTAGCCATTTGAAAGCCACCTTCTGAACGTACCGGTCCATTAAATGTAGTATTTGCCATAATTATATCCTCCTAGTTTTTGAATACTGTCTCTAGGCCGTCGACTATACGCGTCAGTATTCTAATTAATTGTATAGTGCTTTAATTATATATTAGATTTGAGTAGAGTGCAAGAGGGCCTACGGTAAAGATTGGATTTTTCCAACAATGTAGCTTTTTTTAAGTTGCTACAGAAACTTGGGGAGCTATCTCATTAACCTTATTATCTAAATGAGCTTTTTTAGCTTCAGCCATTTTAATATGGTTAATTACTTCTTTCACCTTATGGTCTATTCTGACCATATTGAGAGTATATCTACCCTCGTTAAGATGCTCCTGCTCCCATTGTAGATCCAGTGACTTTTTCTGTTTGTATAGATCCTGCAGATGTTGTTGCATCGTCATTTATAACCTCCTCATAGGTTATTCTATTTATCTCATCAGCATAATTGCTTCCAAGATATTCCCATTCTATACTTTTTTCTCCTAGTTTGTCAAGTATAGCATTTTCAAGAGCTTCAGCGTTATCTTCACTCAAAACTTTAAATTTTGCGTGATGATCATAAGCCCAAATAGTTACAAGGAAAGTTTTCATATACACCTTTTATCATAAAAAAAGGGGGCCGTGAAGCCCCCTTTTTGTTTAATTGTTTATTATGCTCCTGGAGATCCGAAGATACCTCTAGCATCAGAGAAACCAAATGAATATCTCTCTCTTGCTTTGTATCTCACGTTACCAGTGTCAAAGTCACCTTCCATTGCAGTTTTTAGAGGTGCTCTGTTGAACATTTTCATACCGTTAGGCACGTCTGTTTTGATGAAGAACGCATCAGTATCAGTTAAGTAGTTGTTTACTACATAACCTTGTGGGATCATTCCCATTGAACCGATAGCGTTAATATCATTGTCAGCTGTACCAACTCTTCCTTGAGATTTCATCAATCTCTCAGCTGTGAATTGAAGCTCAGAAGGGATGATTAATTTCATACCTTTAGCTGCAATTTTTAGACCTCTTTCATCAGTGAAAGCCGCAATGTCAATTAGCGACTGTTCTAATGAAGTCTCATTTAAGTCAGCAGAAGTGCCTAACTCATTTGAGTAAGTCCCAGCAATCGTAGGGTGAACAGCAGAACAAAGTTCTACACCGTCTCCACCTAGGAAGTTAGTATTAAACGCATTGTTTAACACGGCTGCCGCTTTAACTTGTTTAGTGTTTGCCATAGATCTAGCTAACGCTTTTGTATATCTAGTAGCAATTCTATCATACAAGTTGTCCTCGATCGCTTCTTCAGTGATCGCGAACGCTAAAGCAATTGTTTCGTGAGTGTATCTAGCAGTGTAAGTCTCTTGCGCATTGTCAAACGTTACTCCTGAACCTTCCGGTTTAACAGCAGCATTTGCAAACCCTGATAACATTACTTCTTCTTCAAAAGCTCTGTCAGAGTTCTCAACGTCGTAGATCTCTAAGTGCTGATTCTCGTATCTTTTGTACTCCAGGCCAAATAAAGCATTTAAACCTGGCTCTAGTTCTTTGACTAGTTGTTGTCTTGATATCGCCATAGTTAGTCTCCTTTATTAGATACCTGTAGTTGATTTTAAGAAGTGTTCGTTGATTGTAACAACACAGTTCACGTTTGCAGCACCTGCTTCATTATTCTCAATATCTTTTGAAAAGCCTATTAATCTTAATTGTGCAGTTGTTGTAACAAATGATGTGTCATCCAATTCAGCTTTGGACACTCCATTGATTGTGCTTCCAGCGACATATACGATATCAGCGTTCATTCCAACGTCTGATCTCTCTGTGTCAGCTGAAGACTGGATTTCGAATCTTGCATATGGATCATCATATACAAAAGCATCGATAGTTTCACCAGCGTCAACATTAGTTTGCGTGTAAAAGTTTGCGAACTTTGGTTTGCCAGTCGAAGGGTCTTTCGAAATGAAAGTTCCCCAGAAAACACCCAAAGATGTGTCACCCGCATCAGCTTTGTCAACATATCCAGTAGTAACCATTTTTACCAAGTCACCTTGGAAAATAGAAGTACTAGAATTGTCAGCAATCTCATACTGAGACATACCTTGATTGTCAGCATTTTGACCAACTTTACCAATAGGTTTCAAACCGAACGCAGCGTCTTTATTTGCCATAGTTTTATCTCCTTATTAGTTTTGTTGATGGTTGTGAATCGTTAAAAAATTAACTTTTCTTTGTACCACCAAAAGTTACATTTGAGCGCCTTTCATTACTGATAGGCATACTCGGGTGTTGTTCCTTCATAGGCTCGTTTTCGATAGCTTTTTCTCGATCTTGCGTTCTAGCATTGTAGTACGCTTCACGTTGCTTTGCGAGCTCTTCCGGTATCCTTGCCAACACAAGGCCACCAACTCCGATTACTCCTGCGTATTTGCCATCGGCAATCTGTGGATAATCATAATCTGGATACTCGTCAGCTCTGACTAGTTCCCAGCCTGATCTGATTTTACCTGACATATTTTTAGCGTCATTAAAACCAAGAACTTCTGTTCTTATCCATCTGTGCCTAAAACCATCTGGCGCAGGGGGTGCATCTAAAGATGATGGTGGAGTCCAAACTTTTTTTCGAGTTTCTTTTTCTCGAGTTTGACTCGCACGAGAAGTTTTATCAATTGTCATACTATACCTCCTTCGTGAGTTGCAATTGTCTTGCATAGTCTTCAAGTGGCACGCCTAATTTTTTAGCGATCGCAACTTGCGAAGGCGTGAGCTTCACAGTTTTCGCGCGTCCTGTTGTGGCTGGACGTCTAGCTGAGGCAACCGTTTGTGCTGGTCTTCTTTGCTCCTGCACAACTTTTTCAGTTGAACCTTCATTACTATCAAATTTATGAGGAAATTCAAGTCTTATTCTCTTGTCTATTTCTTCATAATATTCATCGCTTTTAGGGTCGTATCCTTCTTCTTCGACTAGCTTTTTATGTAAATCAAACGCAGTATACGTCATTGCTGAATTGTTACCAAACCAAGGGTTTTTAGCTGCCCAACTCTCTGCTTTAGGGTCCGTTTGAATTTGTTCCCTTTGTTCAAATTGTTGAGGAGTTATATTAATTTCCTTTTCTGGTTTTCTTTCAGCATATTGTTTTTGCGCTGATTTTAGATTACCAAGTCTAGCAGCATCCATTGTAAGCTGTGCAATCTCTTGTTGAGCTTGTACTTGTGCTTCAACGTCACCACTATCGATGGCATTTTTAAGAGCAAGTTTTGCAGCATTTAGATTTGTTGTAACTCTTTTTTCAAACTCAGATACATAACTTTTATCTAAGTGTGAAAATTTACTTTCTAATTGCTCTTTTTGCTCTCTTTGTACTCTTGCAAATGCAAGAGCTTCTTCTCTCTGCCTTTCGGCCTCTCTCATCTTTCTAGTCAGTTTATCAATTCTTTTTTTAACTGAATCGCTATACTTTTCTAGTTCTTCCTTCTGTTTATCTTGAGCTTGAACATCAGACTGCTGATCAGATTTCTCATCTGTGTCAGCGGACTGACTATCGTCTTGAACGACTTCGATAGTTTCTTTTTCATTCTCGGTCTCCTTTGATTGCTCGTCAAGATTAATATCAGCACCTTCTTCTTCGCCAACATCAACCATATTTTCTTTATCTTCTGGCATAGTTTCTCCTATGTATTAAAATTGCGTGATTATACTTTCAGGATCTTTAACAGTTCCTAAAACTTCATCATCGTTTAATATTCTCAACTCGCCACCTTCTATTGGTAAACGTGACCCTGCATATCTTGCAAAGATCACCCAATCTTTTTCTTTACACCAAGCACCTTTAGAAAACTTATCTTTATCTTGATAAGCTAATGGACCCATCTTTAAAACATAACCAACGTTTGTTGATATACGTCCTCTGTCCAAAGTTTCTTGAGATAAAATTAATCCACCTTTAGTTCTTTCAGGAGGTGTAAATGGTAGAATCAACAGTCTCCATCCTGTTGGTTCTGGTAATTCTTCTGTTTGTGATTTTATATTTTCAGGGTTTAAAGGTTCTTTTTCATTAACCTTTTCTTCTTCGTATTTATCTAGAAGTGCCGATTTAGTTTTTGGTACTTCCGAGTTCGATAATGTTTCCGTCATTTTCTTTTTGCTCCTTTTTTTCGTTGAGGTTAGAGAGTTCCTGCAGAACGTATTCATACGCTCTGATTTGTCCAACAATATAGTGATATTTTTCCATACTGTCAATGTTACCAGCTACTAAACTATCTGTATTTCGTTCAATAGCGTTTTTAATTACTTTCTTAAGACCATAAATGGTCGATATATCATCCATTTTTCTTTTTCTTTTTTAATTTGCACTTGCATCTTGGAGCAGTGAACCAATTTTCTATTCTATTAAAAAAATCATCAATAGAACCTAAAATTTTATACATTATTCTATCAAACATTAGCAATTCCACTTTCTTAGAGATTTATTAATTCTAGAATTTGGGTCTCTTGCAGTTTTAGCTGAAGTTAATCTCTTCTTCATACCAGACATTCTAGCACAAAAAGATTTTCTTCTTTTTGCAGCTTTAGATCCTGCTTTTAATTTTGATGGTTTAGTGGTTACTGCAGTTTTTAATTTAGAACCAGGATTAGCACGTCTGTAAGATGCAACGCCTTTTCTATTTAATCCTCCTGATGGAGATTTACCTTCTTTTCTTTGCCAAGCTGGTGATGCCATTTTTAACTTTGTGATTTTTTAATTGCTTTAGCAGTTGGTGCACCTTTACTTCCAGGTTTTCTCATTTTCTCACCACTACCTGCAGCAATTCTTTTTTTCTTTTGCTGAATGTTATACCAAAGACCTTTCTTTGCCATTTTTCCAGATTTTGTTTTATGGTATTTACTTGCCATTACGCCATTCCTTTATTTTTCATTTTAGCTGCAGTAATAATATCACCTCTAGTGATTTTTTTCTTGTCACCATACATTGCTGCTAATTTTTTATTTTTTTTCTTTACAGATCCACCGTTTGAAAAACCAGGGACTTGTTTGTTGTATCTTTTATTAGGCATTATTTTTTTCCTCCGTTAGTCTTAATTAAATCTGTTGCTTTGATTCCATAAATCGCTGCAACAACTGAAACCCAAAGTGAGACTATCCACCAGGGCATTTCCTGTAGCTTCATAAAATACAAATCTAATTTTGCTTGTATTTCTTCGTCTTCAGCAAATACTGAGTAAAATAATATAGCCAGTGGAGATGTCAACACTAAAAGGACAAATTCGTCTTTCCAGTCGTTTTTTTGATTTTTAGCTATTTGTCCAGAAAATTCTATTTCTCCGCGTTTCATTTTTTCAGCGTGCACAATAGCTGCTTCTGACATTATAATTTCAGATTTTTTCTTATTCTTATAAATTTCAGCGCCAGTTTTAAGTGCAGTACCTACTAAACTCCACGGGAACATAGAATTAGTACCACTTAGCTGTTCTTTGTTTTTCAGCTAGCATTCTTTTTTGACCTCTAACTTTTTCAGTTTGAGTTTCATTAGGTTTGCTAACTTCTATTTCAACACCACCATTTGCATATCCGTCTTTGTTAACGAATTGCTGATGGTTGATTGTGTTTTTACGTTCTTTTTCCATTTCGCCTCCTTGATAGACCTGCTTCGCTTAATGCGATAGCAATTGCTTGTTTTCTACTCTTCACCTTTTTATCAGACTTGCCGATATTCAGTTTTTTCTTTTTAAACTCTTTCATAACCTTTTCAACTTTTTTCTGTCCTTTGTTCATCCTACATATGTCCCTGGTTGTGTTATATTTCCTTGTTTTAATTGTTCAAATTCGTACTCAGTTACGTTAGGAGAAATCATTCCTAAATCTATTGCTGTTTGTCTATCCATCATATTAAAGCCTCTCATCTTAGAAGCATTAATATCTTGTTGAGTTACTTCTGTTCTTAAATTATTACCAGGTAGTGATCTTGCATTTTCTATCATTTGCTGTACTTCATTTACATCAAACAAAGGTTGGTTAGTTGGGCTAAAACTTGTATCACTTATTTTCATATTAGAATAATTATCCGTTAAAACAGGATCAGCTCCAAACAAACCTAATCTATTATATTGAGACATATCATCATACATACTTTTAGGTTTGTATTTATCAATAGCGTTACCAATAATACTTCCTACAAATGGAACACCTGTTATCAAACTTAAAATTCCTCCAAGGACTCTTCCGCCTATTCCTGGTTTAACATCTCCTGTTCTTGGATCTGTAAATTCATATCTTTGTCTTCCTGGTGCTCCCACTAATTGAACATCTGGTTGACCAAAAAAATTTGTACCAAAGATTCCTGAACCCGGTCTCGTGTTATAAACAGACCTATAACCCGATGGAGCTCCAGAAAAAAATCCACCTATTCTATCCAATAATCCAGGCTGACCAAATGATTTATATGCTGATCCAATATATTTCATTTTACCACCTGGACCAAAAGCATATTCAGGAACAGCACCACGTCTTGTTCTATCACTTGGTGCAACTGTTTGACCTGTAGTCACTTTACCTCTTAAAATATCTTGAACTCTTTGTTTATTCTTATCTCCTTGACCTACTCTATTACCGCCTCCACCTCCAGAATTTGGTCCTCCAGGACTTGCATCATATCCACCAAGATCACCTTGTAATGACATAATACCACCAGGTCCTCTATTTGGTTTACCTTTTAAAGATCCATATAAGTTTGCATTTAATAATATTTTTTGTTCTTTTGGAGTAATATAAGCTAGTTCAGCTACAACGTGATCTGGATCAGATAACCATTTTTTAGGAACAGTTACAGTTTCTTGTTTACCAAGGTAGTTTGGTCCACCACCTTGATTAGCTGGTTTAATTGTTTTCTTTTCTGTTTCAGAAAGTCGCTTGTCCTTATATAAACCTTTATCTATCATTAACGTCTACCATCCGGTTGTACATCTACTCTTAATGTTCCATAACGCCAAGTTTCACCTACAGCGTCATTAGCTATTTTAATTGAAAGCAGTCGAC